TTGGTTTCGGTTATTCACATGACTATACCTTAAAACCAGAGATTACCTTCCCTGTTAACTTACAACTCTTTAATACATCAATACTTGCTCAGATTAAGATAACCAACCCAGGTTCTGGATATACTTCAACTCCTGCTGTTGTAATCGAAGGTGGTGGTGGATCAGGTGCTGAAGCAATAGCAATCGTTAAGAATAACAGACTATCTGAGATTACAATTAAGAATCCAGGTGCAGGGTACTCATCAGAACCAACTGTTACTCTAAAATCAGAATTTAACTATGTTGTTAACTTAGACCTTAACTATCTACAGTTTAACTTCCCACATGGTATAACCACTGGTGCTGAAGTACAATTTAGATCTGATGATATTGGATCAACAACTGGTGAATTACCAAAACCATCTACCGCAGGTTTAACCAGTTTAGTTGCTGGACAGACTTACTATGCTATTTCTGGTGAAGCATCTGGTCTTGAGCCTGACCAATTAAGATTTGGATTAACACTACAATCAGCACAAGCTGGATCTTACGTTACATTCCTGACTCAAGGATCTGGTAGACAGACACTTTTAACTGAGGTATTCGGTGGTAAAGCAACTGCTGTTGTTGAAACATCTCGTTTCTTAGAAGGAGAGACAGTATACCAAGGATCTTCAATAGAAACAGAAACTGCTATTGGTAAGGTTTCTACTAACACTGGTTGGCAAATCGGACCTAAGATTCTTAAGGTCGTTGATTACACTGGTGATTGGGCTGTTGGTGAGAGAGTCCAAGGTGAGATATCTAAAGCATCTGGTATTATCGATAACTTCTCGATTGCTCGTGGTGTGTTAAATATCGGCTCCCTAACGAAGACACCAGGCCGATTTATTGATGACGTTGGTAAGCCTTCTGAGATTGTCCAGAAGATTCAGGATAGTTTCTTCTATCAGAACTTCTCTTATGTTGTTAAATCTGAGATTCCTATTACTGAATGGAAGACACAAGTATTAGAAAATAACCATCCTGCTGGTTTCAATATGTTTGGTCAGTTACAACTTACTGGTGGTAAGGACGTATCTGGAAGACGTATTGGTACTGAGTTTACGAAGAAAGTTAATATACAAAACTATAGTAATGTAAACCAGATTACATCATTCGGTGCTGCACAACCAATCTATACTGACTACAACAATACTGAGGTTCTCTTCCGTAAGAAGCGTCTAACTTCTTCTGAGGAAATCTTAACTTCTATCGTTAAGAAACTAGATGATATCTCTGGGTCATTTAATGGTATTGATAAGCAATTCCCAATTACTGTTGAAGGTCAACAAGTAATCGTTAAGCAAGACCAGTTGATGATAACTCTTAACGGTGTTATCCAGTCTCCTGGTGAAGCATTTTCAATTGTTGGTGGTAACTTAGTATTTGCTGAGCCACCTAAACCACCTTCTAAAGTTAACTATAGAATCTTAGGAGTTACACCTACACCTATCTACAGAATTGCACTTTACACTTCTGGTGGTAATGCAAACTATGGTATCTTCCCAACCCTAGGTATGCAAATACAGGGTGAGACTACAGATACTATTGCTACAGTTATTGATTCAGGTACTAACCATCTAGATGTTATTAATGTAGTTGGTGGTACAGGTACGTTTGATCTTAATGAGCAAATTGTAAGAGGAGAGATCTTCGCTGCATTAGTAGAATCTGTTACTCTAATTAACTCAGATACTATATTTGAATTTGGAGAAGCAGTTACTAACCTCGATGGTGATACTGCCTATATTGAAGAGACTAACGTTGATGTCCAAGGTAATGTTAATGATAGATTGGTTGTAAGTAAGACTTCAGGTACTCCTAGATTTGAAACTGGTATATTTGATCTTAGACTTAACGAGTACATCTATTCTGCATCATCTAAGATCGCAGGTCAGATTACATACATTGCACCTTACACAGATCCTGTTACTGGTGACCCTGTTGATGAATTGATCATTAACAAAGGATCTACATTCTTCGGATTACTATTTGAGCGTTTAGTTTCTCTAACTAACCCAAATGTCATTCTAGACGACATTTCACAATCATCTATTACTCCTACTAAGCTTTACGATTCTGCAAACAGAATTAACGCTGATTTCCTTGATTTTGAAGAAGTAAGGACAACTGAGATTACATATTCGCAACTTAGTGGTGGTACTCTTGCAGAAAACGAAATTATCCGAAATAAGAAAGTTATTTACGGAAATCCAGTTTCTGCTTTCCATGGAATCGCTGCAAACAGATTCTTAGATGGAAAACGTAATATTGCGAATAATAAGCAAGAAATTATCGATTTTGCTGAAGCAAGTATTGCTGTTGAGTTTGAAGACTACTATTTCCCATCTGACGTTATTACTAACCCATGGAGTCGTTATAAAGACGCATATAGGTTAATTCAGAAGAATAGAGCATTAATCGCTGGAATGGCGTTTGATGACATGAAGACTCAGTATCCTGGATCTTCTATTCCTTCAGATGACAAATGTAAGAGAGATATCGGATTATTCATCGATGCAATCACTATTGACATGTATGCAGGTGGTAATCGTTATTCTCGTAAGTTTATCCAACAATTCTTCGATACTAACGGTAATTTAACCTACGTCAATGCCCAAGCGGCCGAAACACGTTTTGCATACGAGAAAGCAAAAGATCGTTGCTTAGTTGCTCTTGCTAACGGTTATTCTGGCACAATCAATGCTGCTAACTCTGGAGACTCTTGGGTTGCCTATCAAGACCTAACAATCACTGCTGACCCATCACCTAATGATGCATATGGCACTGCTGGCTCTAATACCTCTAATACTGATTCTGAGAACTGCTCAGACGTACAATCTGCACTTTCAACACTTTGGGAGTTTATAGACGAAGCATTGAATATTTCTTCTCTAACTGAACTTCCTGATGAAACAGAAGGCACATATTCACCTCATCAAGAGAAGTGTCGTCGTGACCTTGGATATTTCATTGATTCTATTGCTGAGGATATTGGATCTGGTGGTAACTACAATACCGTTGAATTTACTAAGAAATTCTTCGATGCTGCTGGTGTACCTCTAACTAACGGTATTGTTGGTGAAGAGGCAGAAGCAGTCTTTGCATTCAACTCTGCAAGGACATTAATGTATCAGGCGATCAATAACTTGATGTATTGGAAGGAACTCAATACTGCTGGTTATAACCTTAATGATCCTACTACTTACTCTGGTGGTGTTGCTCCTGCTAATACTTTCGATGCAAACTATGCATCTGGTAATAATCAGGATATTAACAACTGTGCTAACGTTAAATCTTATGTTGACACTTTAGCTGGCATTGCAACAACTGCAATGACTGCTGGCAACCTAACCAACGTTAATAGCCTTGCACTTGTTTCTGATGGTACATTTGTTGCTAATGAGACTGTAAGGACTATAAAACTTGCATATAAGGATAAGTCATCTGGATTATTCATAACTAACGATCAAATCAAAGGTATTACCTCTGGTGCTGTATTCAGCGCAATTGGAGTTAATTCTGGTCTTAAGTGGTTATTTGCGGGTCCAATTACTGGTACATTCCAAAATGGAGAATATCTCACTAATTCCACCCTCACAAACACAAATTGCTCTCAAAGTGTAATAATCAAGAAAGCAGAATTAGAAGGAAATAAATCGATTTATATTCCAACTAACGGTCATATAGTTGCTACAGAGAGTAAAGACTTTGAATTTGGCACTGGAGACTTCACAATTGAAGGTTGGATCCGTCCTGCTGCTAATGTCGGCACACAAGTACTTGTAGACTTTAGAAGACTAACTGCTGCTCAAGGTTTGAATATCTTGATGGATGGGCAGAAATTAAAGGTATATAACGGCACGACCAATACTATCCTTAGTACAGATGTATTTGCGACTACAGGTACTTGGTATCATATTTCAGTCTGTAGATCAAGTGGTGTTACACAGGCATTCGTAAATGGATCACAAGTTGGATCTAACTACGTTGATACAAATGATTACCTATATGGTGGTGCATATGTTGGAGCAGACTTTAACTTAGCAAATAGTTGGGCTGGTCATATTGATAACTTTGTAATCAAGAAAGGAGTAGGTGATCGTCAAGCAAACTTCACTTCACCTAATACAATTAATTACGATTTAGATAGTATCGTATTTGGTCTAGATGGTGAAGCACCATTTGTATGCTCCACTACTGATTGTTATGCTACATTCTGTGGACAGAATTCTTCATCTGCAACTGCTAAGTCTATTGATTATTCAGATAGAGATATCATCGTAGAAGACGTTGACACTGGTAGAGCAGAGCAGAAGAGATGTGCTGAAATAATTGACCTTAACGCTGCATGGATTGCTGAAGAGGCAGTCGGTAGAATGAAGGTTGCATTCCCAGACTTCACTATTCGTGGTGACGATCCTGGTAATAACGTATATGGTGGTACTAACCTTTGTGTAAGAGATACTAAGGATTACATCCTTGGAGCACTTATTAAAGACCTTCAAGAAGGTGGAGACTTCCATACAATCTATACTGCAAGGACTTATCTAACTGCTAGTGGTAAGTTAGATCACATCGCTGCTGAGATTCTACAATCTCTCTATACATGGAATGAAGTATTTAAGATCTGTATTGATGTTATTACAACCACATCTAGTGATCTTACTGGTGAGTATAGTACTAGATTGAGAATACCTAATAACTTCTCAACACCTGCTTCATCTAACACAACTGATGAGGTTAACACTTTAGGAGAAAATCTACTTAAGGTTGTTGCTCCTATGGATCAGAGATTCAGAGAAGGTGGTTATCAACTTTGGAAGAATAGAGATTATATCGCAGAAGAAGTTGCTGGATTCATTCAGAATAAGTATGAGAAGGATATCGATGGTATCACATTTGACTTCCTTGAGATGCCTGGATATGGACAACCATATTGTGAAAGGGATGTTAAAGACTTCATTCTTCCTGCTGTAATTGCTGACCTTGCTACAGGTGGTACATATCAGACTGAAGCTGTAATTGACAAGTATCTTGATAATCAACAGAATGTAATTCATGTTGAGTCTGAGCTTAATCCAATGCTTGATGCATTCGAGCATACTAAGCTTCTTTGCTTCAAAGCAATTAATAACCTATTATTATCTTCAGGTGAATCTGCTTCTGAGTTGGGAGCTATTGCACCTTCATATATCCAAGAAGAGTATTACAGTCCTCTATACACTGCAAGAGCAGCATATAGAGATGAGAATATAGTAATTGATACTGAAGCATATCCTCAGGGTCCAACTGGTAGAAACTCTAATGACAGATACCTTGACGCTGCTGATGTTATCTGGAATAATAGAAGAATAATTGCTAAAGAATGCGTAGCAATTATGAATGATCTCTCCAAGTATGAGAATCTACAGATTCCTGGTGGAGCAGTTAATTGTGAAGATGATGTACTTGATATGATCGAGGCAGCGGTTCATGACCTTCGCTTTGATTGTAACGAGAAGACATATGATGCTGCTGCATTATATGTTGAGACAGAAGATAACTCTCTTAAGCATATTGAGGGTGAGTGGGAAGCATCTATAACTGTAGTTAAGATATTAAGAGATATCATGACTCTTACCATGCGTAATGCATTTGGTAGAGACTACATTGATGGTACTGATTTACAAACAACACCAGTACAATCATATGAGCAAAACCCACGTGAAGTGATGTATCAGAAATGTGGGGATGCTATTGATGGAAATATACGCTATATTGCAGAGCAAGCGGTTGCTGCGGGACTTGTACAATTCCCGAATCTCCTAATTCCTGGAGGTCCAGCTAACTGTGTCCATGACGTTACTGATATTCTAAGATCATTAGCATTTAACCTTAAGTATGGTGGTAACAACTGGATGCAGTATTCTGCTGAATTCTATACCACTTATAATGGTGCTTTAGATCACGTTACTGCTCAGTCTGCTGAGACTATCTGGATTATGAATAAGGCAAAGGAATTTGCCATTCGTGCCATGAAGGGTCAGGTTATTACTAACAATGCTGGTCATAATGTTGATCAGAGATTCTATGATGCTGTCCCAAGACCTAATAATTCACTATTCAATTCTGTTGCTGATACAGGTATTATTGTTGCACAACCTAATAACCTTGTAACCAGATCATTCATTGCTGGTGAAGATAAGATTTCTACAACTGATAGTGGCACTGGAATTGTAACTAATGAAGATGCAGTATTCCGTTGTGTTACAAAATTACCTTCTAACCCAATTGACGGATGTTTATTTGAAGCAGGTGATTCATCATCTGGTGTATGGTTTGGTATTAGAGATAGTGGTACATATTTCAGATTAAGAGCTGGTGATGGATCTAATGCTTACACTGGTGGTGCAAACCATAATGATAATGGTCTTGCAATGCTTGATCTACAAATCAGTGGTCTATCTGCATACTTTGATGATGGTGACCATGAGTTAGTATGGGAGATCCGTATTGGTGGTAATTTAGGTACTGGTAGTGGTAGAGTAAAACTTTGGATTGACGGCACACCTGTTGGTGAAGCATCAACTCCTGGTGCAAACTATACTGGTCTAACAGGTGGTGGTGGAATATTCGCTTCTTCTAACTTTGCTGGATATGCTATTGGTGGTGGAAACCTAGTTAATGGTGAGTCTGCTACTGTTAACACCTTCACAATTAACGTCGGTCCTGCTCCTAAGATTGAGTACGATATCAATCATGCTTCTTATGATAGTAGCAGTGGTGATATGGTGATGACTATAGGATCACATAACCAGACGGTTGGTACTTTCTTATCACTTGCAACTAACTCTATAAACTTCACATGTGATCAAGATAATAATGCTTCAACTCATTCTTATCCTAGATCTGGTGACCCAGCTGGTAATGCTGCTGTAGAAGTTATTGCAGTTGGTGCTACTGCACATACTGTAGAGGATGCAGAATATAATCCTGAGAATGGTAGTATGTCAATCACTCTACCTTTCCATGGTATGACTGATTCTACAATGCATACTATATCTGATGCTACATATGATCCTGAAACTGGATTGTTAGTATGTCAGTCTAATGCACATGGATTCCAAACTGGTGATCAAATACAAATTAAGAATGGATCTATAATATTCACTTGTGCTCAAGATAATCATTCTACTAAGCACGGATATCCTAGAGCAAAGGATCCTGCTGGTGATGCTTGGATGTTAGTGGAGCAAGTAACTACAAATAGTTTCACTGTTAACGTTGGACAAACACCTAAGATTGAGTACAACGTATCTGATGCAAATTATAATCAGATTGATGGTGAATTAGAATTAGATATCGGTCAGCATAGATTTGTTGGTGCAGATATGCACGTTGCATCTCATGCAGAATATGTTGCTACTAAGGGTCTTCTTACTCTAACAGTTCCTGGTCATAAGATTACTAAGGGTGAGCAGATACAAATCTTTGATAACTCCATGACATTCACATGCTCCATGGACAACTATTACAGTGAGCATGTATATCCTAGATCAACTGATCCTTGCAGTGGTAAGTGGTTAGATGTTGTAGAGTCTGATATTGATGGTGGTACATTTACTGTTAATGTTGGAGAGTCACCAACTGTAGGTTGGAATCCAACTGCTGCATCATTTAACTCTACTACTGGTCAATTAACATTGACTGTCGGTAATGGTCATGGTTTAACTACGGGTACTAATATTAAGATTGCATCTCAGTCATTATCATTTACTTGTGCAATGGATGACCATGCTTCAGTGCATCAATATCCTCGTCACGTTGACCCAATCCACAATGAGCCAACACCTATTGTTGGGGTAACTAATGATGCTATTGTTGTTAACGTAGGTAAGACACCAGAGCAACAATATGATGTAAATGGTGCTACATTTACTCCTGCTGATGGTAAGTTAGTATTAACAACAGATAGAAAGACAACACTTCGTCAATCTTCAGATCATAGTATATCCACTGCATCATATAATGGTCAGACTGGATTAATGAGATTGAAGATTACTAACCACGGATTCTCTGCTGGTGATTATGTTAAAGTTGCTGATGGTGGAGTAAGTTTCACTTGCTCAATGGATGCTAATGCTTCAGTCCACGCATATCCTAGATCAACTGATCCAATGAGTGATAAGTGGATGGATATTAGAAACGTATCTAAAGATGAGTTTGATATATTCGTTGGACGTACTCCTGAAATTCCATTCCTAGTTACTGATGCTGATTTTAATCCTATAACAGGACACATGCAGATTACCATTGGAGATCATAATCTTCGTAATGGTCAATCTATAAGATTTGCAAAAGAGTCTCTAACATTTACTTGTTTCTTAGATGCTCACCAATCATTACATCCATATCCTAGATCTTCAGGATCTAACTTCTCTGGTAACGGTGGTGCTGACCCATTCTATAACAAGCCATGTCCAATCATTCATGATGGATCACCTTTAACTGCAACTACAGGTACTTCATATAATCCTACAACAGGTATTATGACTGTTGCTTGTGATTCTGCTCATGGATTGAGTAATGGTGATGAAGTTAAGTTTAAAGAAAATGCTGTAACATTCCAATGCTTAGAAGATAATAATGGATCTAACCATGCATATCCTAGATCAGGTGATCCATATGCAAATAGATGGATAGCAGTATCCAATGTAGGTCTTTACACATTCGATGTCCAAGTATTAAGTTATGCTCCTTCAACCAACACTACTACTCATACATTCGTGCAGGGTAGCACTGGTGGAATCACTAAGAAGGATGGCACAATTACTCTTGATGTTGGTCAATCTTCTGATACTACAGATCATACCTTTATACCACATGTAGGATACACTCCAACAAGTGCTGTATACAACCCAGTAACAGGTATTCTTAATCTAACCATTGATGGTCATGGATTTGAAAATGGAGATAAGATCAAGATTGATAACAATTCATTAACATTCACTTGTGCATTGGATGTACATACAACAAAACATACTTATCCAAGACCTTCTGATCCATTCTCAGGAAATTGGTTTGAAGTTAGTAACGTAACCTCACAAAGTTTTGATGTCCAAGTACTAACAGATATCCCTCAGAGTAATACAACTCTACACACCTTTATTGGTGCTTCTCCAAATTGTGTCCATAGAGCAGCTATTGTAACTGGTGGAATCTACGATCACACCTATTCAACATCTGTAACTAACTGTGTTAGACATGCTGGTGATAGTGTAAGAATTAAGGATAATGGATTAACATTCAGTTGTGCTGCTGATGGATATTCAGGTAACCACACATATCCTAGATCTGCTGTTACTACACATACTCCATCTCATGTTGGATATGATCCTAATACTGGTCAGCTTACATTCCATGTTGATAATCATGGATTCTTACCATACTCATATGTGAAGATTGCTGATGAGTCTCTATCATTCAGTTGTAAGAAAGATATCACAAGACATACACCTACTGCTATAGATTACAACCCAACAACAGGTGTAGCAGAAATAACTATTGGTCAATATCATGGTTTAACAACTAATGATATGATTATGATTACACCTGAGTCTCTAGTATTCACATGTGACTTTAATGGTGATGGTAATGTAACTGAGAAGAAATATCCTCGTGCAACAGGTGCTGCAACTTCAAATGGTAAGGACTATGCATATGATGCATATCTACCAATAAATTCAGTATCTGCTGACAGTGTATTTGTTAACTTTAATGGTGGACAAGGTGCTATTACAGATACAAGTACTCATACCTTTAGACCTGGTGATGAGAATATAGAATGTGTAACTGGTGTTGTAGTTTCTGCTCACCTATATCCAAGAGCAACAGACCCTGTTGCTGGTAAGTGGTGTCAGATACAAGATACAACTGCTAATACTTTCGTAGTTGAAGTACTTGACGTAATACCTTCTACTCATGTTACAGCTCATGCTTTCTTATCTGCTACTAACAATTGCATAACTCATAAGAAGGATCACTTCTACGATACTAACATTCCTGTATGGGAAATTGGTGAAACAGATCATACACCTTCTACTATTTCATACAACCCAACTGAGGGTAGTATGCAGATTACGGTTGCTAATACTTTCTTAGGACCTAATGAGATTACACCTACAATGTGCACCTTCTATCCTACTACAGGTATATTAAGGTTAACTAAGAATGGTCACACTGTGAAGAATGGTGACATGCTGATGATCAGAGATAGCGTCTTTACATTTAGATGTGATAAAGATAGTCAAGCATCTGATCACAGATATCCAAGACCTTCTGATCCTGTTTCTGGTAAGTGGTTAAAAGCATTTAATATCGGTAGTAATACATTCGATCTACAGGTTGGTAATCTTTATGGTGACTCACCTATCTCTAATACTACAACTCACAATTGTACAGTCATTGAAACTGGTGCAATTTATCATGCACGTGATTTTGTAAGATTTGATGAGAATGCAATTACATTTACTTGCAGTAAAGATAACAATCAATCAGATCATACTTATCCAAGAAGATCTGACCCAACATACAGACAGTGGTTACCAATCCGTAATGTAAGTACTACTGGATTCTCTGTCCAAGTTGGTAAGTCTGCTATTAATGATGTATACGATCATCAATTCGTTTCTGTTGATACTAATTCATTACACAGACAAACTGGTACTGTTACACTTGATGTTGGTAATGGACAAATTACTAACCCAACAACTCATTCATTCCAGAGTGCAGTAAGTGGTGCATTAGTTGCTGGTGGTCAGTATGCTCATACCTTCATTCCTGGTACTGAGACTTATACTGTAACCAATGCTAACTATCTACCTGCAACAGGTATGATGACTCTTACTATTCCTAATCATGGATTCCATGATGGAGAGAGCATCAAGATTAACAATAACTCTTTAACATTCAGATGCTTACAAGATAGTCTAGGTAGTCCTCATTCTTATCCAAGAAGTAGTGACCCTGTAAGTGGTAAGTGGATAACAATTTCTAATTGCACAGATGATACATTTGATGTCCAAGTACTTGAGAATATTCCATCTACAAACACAACATTACACCAGTTTGAGTCTGCTACTCCTAATGGTGTTACTAGAGCACAAGTTGTAACTGGTGGTAACTACAGTCATAAGTTTGTTGCTCCTGCACAACTAACACCAACCAATGTTGCATACAATCCAACAACAGGTGTTATGACCATAACTTCTGCGAAGCATGGTCTACAAAATGGTGGAAGAATTAAGGTACAAGATGGATTTGTTACTATGACCTGCACACAGGATAGTAACCAAACTAATCACTCTTATCCTAGAAAGAATGATCCATATAGTGATGAATGGATGAAGGTAAGTAACGTCACTGAAGACACATTTGACGTACAAGTATTATTCAATATACCTTCTTCTAATACTTCTACTCACTCATTCGTATCAGCAGTACCTAAGAGTATTACTGTTGCAACAATGATGAAGGGTAATGATAGTATTAAGATTGCTGCTGATGGTTTAACATTCACATGCTCTAAGGATGGTAACTCTACTGAGCACTCATATCCTAGAATTACTGATCCAGCATACAACAATTCATTAAGAATTATTGATGATGGTGTAACAAGACATACTCCAACTGCTGCAACTTATACTCCATCTTCAGGTGTATTAGCAATGACAGTTGTTAAGCATGGATTCTCTAACGGTGACTTCATCAAGTTAGATGATTATGCTTTACATATGAATTGCACAATGGATGACAATTCATCTGACCATGCATACCCAAGAGGTACAGATCCTATCAGTGGTAAGTGGGTACAGATATCCAATGTAACTCAAGATGCATTTGAAGTTAATGTTGGTACAACTGCTGCTGCACAATTCACACCTACTGATGCTTCTTATGATCCTTACACAGGTATGCTTGAGTTGAATATTGGTAGTCATTCCTTGAAGCAAGGTCAGCACGTTAAACTTGCTGATGGTGCAGTTACATTTACTTGTGACATGGATCAAAATGGATCTCAACATGCTTATCCAAGGACAACTATTGATTCATTCACTCCTACAGGTGCAGACTTTAATGGTAATACAGGTTATCTAACTCTTACTATTACTAATCATGGATTAGATAATGGATCTCTTATTAAGATTGCAGACAATGCATTGTCATTGAATTGCACAATGGATGGTAATACATCAGCTAAGACATATCCAAGATCTTCTGATCCTATCAGTGGTAAGTGGAAGCCTGTAGAAAATGTAACTGATAATACTCTTGACATCTTTGTTGGTAAGTCTGAGTTTAGAAGTTTCGATCCTCAGAATGTAGAATATAATCAGTCTAATGGTAATATGGTAATCACTGTTGGACCTGATCATGGTATAGAAGTTAACGATAGCATCTATATTAATGAGTACTCAATGATGTTTACTTGTAACTTAGATAGTCATTCATCTGATCACACATATCCAAGAGCAAATGGTGTAGGTGGAGCAACTGCTAATGACCCTGCATTCCGTAACGCTATTAATGTTACTGCTGTTGATGATAGTACTATAACAGTTAACGTTAACTCTTCACCTAGTGGATCTTCTAATCATGCTCATATCTTCAAACCTGCTGTAGGTAAGACACCAACCAATGTAACTTATAGTGGTGCATCTGGTGTTATGACCATCACAATTCCTGATCATGGAATGTTAGATGGTGAGCAAGTATTGATAGAAGATAATGCATTAATCTTCACATGTGCTAAAGATGACCATGCAAGTGAGCATGCTTATCCTAGACATGGTGATCCTGCAAGCAATAAGTGGTTAACTATTTCTAATGTAACACAAGACACATTCAGAGTTCAAGTACTTGATAAGGTACCTTCTACAAATACAGACACACATACATTTGTAACTGCTAAGGTTAACTCAATCTTAAGAGGTACAATTAGAAAGGGTGGATCATTCTCTCATACATTTGTTTCTGCTGTCGGTGGTGGTGTAACTCATAAGAGAGATAGAGCATACGATCATTCTATAGAAATTAAAGATGTAGGACATGCAGAGTACACAGCATCTGGTGCAGCATATAATGCTGAGACTGGTGTATTAACACTAACTGTATTGAATAACCCATTCAGTAATGGTAATAGAATTAAGTTGAAGCCAAACTCACTTGTAATGACTTGTGATATGGATGGCAATGCAACTAATCACTCTTATCCTCGTAAGGGAATCGACCCATCATATGATAAGTGGTTAGAAGTTTCTGGTGTTTCTGGTAACAATTTGAATATTCAAGTTGGTAAGACATCTCGTGCAAATTATCTTGTTTCTGATGCAACATATGAGCCTACTACAGGTGATATGACACTGAAGATTGGACCACATGGTTATAAAGGTGGATCCACTCATACTATTACTGATGCTGGTTATGATCCTATATCAGGTAAGTTGACAGTCACAATACCTTCTCATGGATTTACTATCGGTGACAGAGTTAAGATTGGTCAAGATTCAATATCATTCACTTGTGGAATGGATGGAAATACATCTGTTAAGACTTATCCTAGGACTACCGATCCTCAGTTTAATCAGTGGATGCCTATTAGTAATATCACTCATGATACATTTGAGGTTAATGTAGGTACTTCACCTCAGTCTACACATAACGTAACTAATGCTAATTACAATCCAACATCAGGTAACATGGAACTTACCATTGGATCTCATTCATTAGATATTGGTGATAGTATTAAGATTAAACCTAATTCATTAACATTCACTTGTGATTTTAATGGCGATGGTAACACAACTCAGAAGACATATCCAAGATCATCTGGTGCTTCTACTGGAAATGGTAAGGATTATGTATATGATACTGCCATACCAATTACTGCTAAGACTGGTACAACAATTACAGTTAATGTTAACGGAAATCAGGGAGCAATCACTGACGAAACAGCACACATCTGGGCTGGTGGTACTTCTGCTGGTGCTGTAATTTCTGGTGGTGGTTATGCTCATACATTTAACACTGCTGCTCCTAATGGACTTAAGGTTGCACATGAAGCATTATGGATTGAGAATCAGTCATTAGTATTCAAGTGTCTCTTAGATGATAATGCAACTGAGCACTTCTATCCTCGTGCAAACGGTCAAGGTGGTGCTAGTGCTGACGATCCATATTATGATACTTCTATTCCAATTCAATCAGTTACTGCTGATAGTGTTGTAGTTAACGTTGGTATTTCTTCTAATACTTCTCAGCATACATTTGTAAGATCTGTTAATGCATTCACACCTACAGGTGCAACATTTACACCTGGTACTGGAGTCTTAGTACTAACAATTGCTGGTCACCCATTTGCTAATGGAGATAAGATTCAGATTAAGGATGAGTCTATTGTATTCAGATGTCAGCAAGATAGTTTCAATAGCGATCATGCATATCCTAGAAAACAGGATCCTGCATCTAATAACGCATGGTTAACTGTTACCTATATTGATGCTAATTCCTTCTCAGTTAATGTTGGTACATCATCTAACACAACAACTCATAACTTCTCATCTGCTGAAACAGGTGCAATTATTAGAGGTGTTGTTAAGGGTGGTGGATCCTATACTCACGCATTTGTAAGTGCTGAAGATAATGGTTTGATGAGAGAGAATACAACAATCAAACTTGATGTTGGAGAATCTCATGCTACTGGTTATGGAGTAAGTGGTGCATCTTACGTACCTGGTACTGGTCTTCTAACAATGACCATCGGTACCCATCAACTTAAGGTTGGTAATTACGTTAAGATTGCAAACAAATCAATGGTCTTCCGTTGTGATCAAGACTCACAAAATTCTGATCACTGGTATCCACGTCCTACAGGATGGGGTGGTGCTTCAGGTAATGACCCTGCATACAATAATAGAGTTGAGATTACTGCTGTTACTGCTGATGGTATCACAGTTGATGTTGGTACATCTTCTAACACCACAACTCACGCATTCCAAAACGCTAATAACACATACTCCACAGAGACTGCATCATACAATCCTGCTAGTGGATTTATGACACTCTCTGTACCTAGAGAGAAAAAGACTGCTTCAGGTGCAGCATACAACCCAACATCTGGTACTTTAGAATTAACAATCGGTGCTCACACTTTAACCACTGATGATACTATTAGATTGTTACCTAACTCTCTAACATTTACATGTGATTATGGTGGAGACGGAAACGTAACTACTAAGACATATCCTCGTGCTGCTGGTGCTCTTACAACAGATGGTGCTGACTATGCATACAATAATGAGTTAGATATAACTGCTGTAGACCAAGCAGGTGGAACAATTACGGTTAACGTTAATGGTGGTCAAGGTGCTATCACTGACACTACTACTCATGTATTCCAGTCTTCTACTGCAAATGGTATCATGGTTGGTAACGGATTCATTAATGGTGAGTACGTTAAGATTGCAGATAATTCATTAACATTCACATGTAAGAAGGATAACAATGTTACTAACCATTCATATCCTAGATCAACTGATCCTTCAAGTGGAAGATGGTTGAAGATTTCTAATGTTAATTGTGACCTCTTTGATGTCCAAGTATTAACAGATATACCTTCTACAAATACAACAGTACATACATTCGTTTCTTCTAACGCATCTAACGTCCAAAGATCTATTGTTACTATCGGTGGTGAGTATACTCATACATTCAATTCTGCTCTCACAAACGGTGTTACTGTTGGTGGTAACTATACACATACATTTGCTGATGCGAAGCATAATGGTCTTCACAGACAATCTGGTAAGATTACTGTTGATGTTGAAGTTGCACAAACAACTGCTGACATGTATGACCACACATTTGTAAGTGCTCTAGCTGGTGCTGTTATAGGTGGTGGTAGTTACAGACATACATTCGTATCTGCTGATACTAATGGAGTTGTTAAGGCAAATGATTATGTAATGTTTGATGACTTCTCATTATCATTTACATGTGATCTTGATAAGGATGAAACTCCTCATACATATCCAAGACCTACTGACCATGCAAGCAATCAATGGTTACCAGTACACAATGTATCTACAACCAAATTTGATGTTGGTGTATTAGGATTCAATATGATTCCTTCCTCATTCCTTGGTACTCATTCATTTGTATCTGCTAAGAAGGAAGGTCTTAAGAAACAAGACGGTACTATTACAATTAACGTTGGTAAGTCACCAGCTGGAAATACATATCAGCACACATTTGTAAGTGCTAATGCTGGTGCTCTGGTTCAGGGTGGTAATTACAGACATACATTTGTATCTGCTGCTTCTAATTGTATTACTGTTGCTAATGATGGTACTCAGTTAACACCTACAGACGCATACTATGAGCCTACAAGTGGTCAGTTAACTCTAACTGTCGCAGGTCATAGTCTTGGTACCGATGATGCTGTTATCATTGATAGTAATTCACTAACCTTTACATGCTCACAGGATAGCAACCAGACTAACCACACATATCCACGTGTTACAGACTATGCTGATGGACAGAAATTACCAGTCCAACATGTTAAGTCATGGGCATGGCCTACAAGATCTGATCTAGATTACTATAGATCTCGTCTAGTTGATCCTGCATATAGTGGCACTGAGTCTTCTAACGTAGAAAACGAACTTACTACTCTTGTTACTTTCGCAACAGATGCATTTACTAATCCTAATCAGATTGCTAGTAGATCTTACACCCTACCAACTGTATGGCCTGTCAAGTATACTCCTGATGTAGTTGCTAGAGATTTAACAATCACATACGACACATCTGGTGGTGGTCAAGATTCTAATGGTAACTGGGTTGGTACATGTAATGAAACTGCTTCTGCAATTAGTACAATTGCTGACATATACATTCAAACTATATCTCAAGCAGCAAACAACAACCAGAACTATCTTGTTAATAACGTAACTAAGACATTCCCATCTGCATATACTAATAGTAACTATCAGTCAGGTACATGTTACAATGTCCAGTCTGCTATCGATACATTATTCGATAGTATGTCAACCACTCTTGGTGCTGGCACATATAATAATAAGATTATAGCTAACATGATTCTCTTCAATCAGCAAGCAATTTCTGGAAGAGCATTCTCTGATACACAAGCAAGTTACCCATCTACTAACTTAACTATTGACTTCTGCAATGATGTCCTCAAGGCAGTCCGTTATGACTTGATTACAGGTGGTAATGCTGGTGCATTTGCGATGACACAAGATTGGTTTGATGGTGAAGGTAACTTTATTGCATTCCAAGATGTTGTTAGATCTCAGATTCTATTCGCTCTAACAAGATGTAGAGAATACATTAAGAGTATCATGTATCTTGTTGGTACTGATACTGTTTGGGATAACTATGATGTATGGCAACCACCTGGAAGACTTGAGTGGAATCAGGAAGCAGTTGAGTTTATAATTGACTCTTCACTTAACCCAATTGAGTTTGCTCTAGAAAGATCATCCTTCCCAACAGAAGCAAGAGTTACATTCGTTGCATCTACTGATGCTATTAACAGAGTTACCAAGTATGAGGTAGGTTGGGATTACAATACTGACCCTGCATTGGTTACACTAACTCCTGAAGTTGAAGTTGGATTTGATCGTGCTGAGTATAGAATTAGAATTAACCGTGCTAACAACTTCAGACGTGGTGACGTACTAAGTTACATTCCTGCATCTGATACATCATTAGCTGGATTGACAAATCAACCTTACTTCTATTGCTTGACTGCTACTGCTGAGTGGTTTGAAATTGGTGCTTCTTACATCCATGATGGAAGATTTAGAATCTTACAGGTAGATACCTCTAACGATGGATCACAAATCATGGCAGTTGTACAGAGAAGTGGTATTACACGTAATGCTCCAGTATATGCAATTGATCCTTCAGATACACCAATCCAAGGTGGATTCAATCCTGCTGACGTTATCTACGGTAGTGTTTCAGGTGCTGAGTCTGAGATAGGAAGAATACAAAATAACGAAGCAAGTATCCGTAAGTTGTATACACATTATCCTATCACTGGAATGTCAACAACACAGGGTGGTGAGTATGAGATCTTTGCAAATGGTGAGACAGTTCAAGTACAAGGTGCTGGATCAAATACTGGTTTCGTAATGCAGACTGAGAGGTCTACTGATGGTACATCATTAGTTAAACTACAAACTATCGCTGGTACTATTAATCAAAATGATGTATTAGAAGGTCAGACAACTGGTGCTACAGGTACTGCTGGTATTCCAACTGATAGATTCTTACTTAATGTTTCTATGGGTGCATTTGCAGCAGGCGATTGGTTCTTCTCTAAAGAATCTAATACTGAAGGATATATTGATGAATATGTTAATAAGTCTGGATCACTAACAGGTAATACTGGTGGTCGTATCACAATTGATGTTGAAACAATCGATGCTCAGTGGGTACCTGGCGATGTTATCTACGGTAGTGTTACTTCATACATCCTTTCAGTTAAGGGTATAAGTGGTACACAGATTCAACTTAACCAGTACATACATGGTACTGCGGTCTATGAATTAGATCTTGGAGTTGCAATCGTTGATATCGGTACTAATGATACATTCCGTGTTGGTGATGAAGTATCACTCCTACAAGGTACTGCTGAGAAGAATCCAGGATTCAAAGCAACTGTAACTAATTACATTAATGGTTTAGAACTTGAGAATACAGATCCTAATTATGGCATACACAAACTCTGGGTTGGTAACGTAATTCCAGTAGGCACAGGTGAGACAATTGATGCTGTAACTGCTGGCACAAATAACATTGGTAAGATTGATCTTGGATCTAACTTCCCAAGCATATATGCTAATGTTACTAACGTAACTACAACAACTTACTCATCATACGCTAAAGTCGTATCAATCGAGCAAGTTGGTATTACTGCTGAGATCTGGGTAGAAGACGCATCTGGTTTATTCGTTGATAATATGTCAGTTATATCTGACTTCGGATGGGGTGGTGCTGTTTCTTCTGCTCGCACACTTGAGGGTAGAGTTGACAGATACTTCAGAGGATTTGATGGTAGTCAGACACAGTTTGATTTAACTATCTCTAATGGTGAAGCATACTTCCCAGACCCTGCTGGACACATATTAACATTTGTTAATGGTATCATGCAGCCTCCTGGTGGTAATAACTCTTACGTTGCATTCTCTGATAAGATTCAGTTTGCTGAGGCACCTGTAATTGGATCACAATTCGTTGGTTACTATGTTGGTAAGTTACGTCAATTAGATGATATCAGTTATGAGTTTGACTCATTGAGATCTTCCTTCAACCTTAAGAGATCTGGATTATTCTACTCCTTGACTCTAACTGAAGGTGTTTCATCTAACGTTATCCGTCCTGAGAATAATATTATCGTATCACTTAACGGTGTTATACAGGAACCTGGACTCGCATATGAGATTGTTGGTTCACGATTAATCTTCGCTGAAGTTCCACGTGCGGGATCAACTTTCGTTGGTTTCTCATACATTGGATCTGACGCAGACGTTATCGCAGCAACAGTTGTACCACCAATCGAAGCTGGTGACAAACTTGAAATAGACGGTGAAGAATTTGCTCGTGAGGTTGCTCTAATTGAGTCTTCAAACTCACTAATCACATTCGAGTACACTGGATCTGTTAAGGGTAGAAACGCTGCTGCTATTGCTGCTATCACTTCTGGACAGATTACAAATGCTAACCTAACCAATTCTGGTGATGGTTACGTTTCACGTCCTAACGTTGATGTTATCTCCTCCTCTGGATTTGATGCTCGCATCAAGGCATTGATGGGTGTTACTAGAATTGATGTTAAGACTGCTGGTATTGGATATGCATTACCAAACGTTACTATAGACAATGAAGTACCTGATAGTTTCACAACTCCAGAAGGATCTCCAATTAACGGTGGATTTGACGTACTCGCTGGCGAAGGATCTGAATACACAGGTGGTGCTGGAGATATTGAAGCTGGCACAATCGCTATTACTACAGACCCAGTTAACGTAACTGTTAACCAAGGTTACTCTGCTGCATTCACAGTTGTCTCTACCGTAACTAACGATCAGACAATGAATTATCAGTGGCAGAAGAAGGAGTATGGTACACAAACATGGAGCAACATCATTGGTGCTAACCAGTCAACATACAACACTCCAAATACAACACAAGCTGATGACAGTGACGAATATCGTGTTGCGATCACTGCATCTGGAGCAACTCCAGTTTACTCACTATCTGCGATATTGAGCGTCCAGACTGGTGCTACAATCCTAAGCAACTTCTTACCAACACAAATCTTTGATGACATCTAAATAACTCAATGAGCGCAACAGCAACCTATAACCAAGGTACTAAAATACTTACGGTGGCATCCAATGGATTACCAACGCCAGTGGCACATGGTACATTTCCTAACGATAATAACCCTAATGTACCTACTGAGCAAGATTTTGATCACGATTTCTTGTATAGAGGCGGTACGTTCGGTACCTCTAGGACATTCGATTCCAATGTGTATACACATGACGGATTCATTCGTTCAATAGCATTATCAGTAACTGATCTTACTATCTTTACTGGTGGTAATATTGTTGCTGGTGACCATGTAATGTTTAAGTTTAGTGATGGGTTGCACTTAAGATATCTTTATAAAGGTACTGAGTTTACTTCTATCTCTGGTGAGTTCTGGTTAGCAGCAGATGATAGAATAGATTTAATCATGGATACTCAGGAGATTACTCCTGTTAATGGTACATATGAGTATTGGGATAGTAGAAATGGTAGAGGTGCCACGCCACTGGGGAACATAGGAGTTGCTGGTAATGGAGTTGCTATTTTTAACCCGTCTGCTGGTACTGGATTAAATCCACCTGCTGGATTCAGTTGGGTTGCTGCTGGAGATGCCCCTTTTGTTGATTCTGGAGAAGATGATTGTGGTGGACATCCTACACAGTCAGGCGAATACCATTATCATGACCCACATTTCTTAGATTGTTGGAAAACTAATTCAACAATGGCAAGTTATAACGATTATTACGGTAATACACAGTTTAATGGTAATAATATTCGTCATCCTGACGGTCATTCTAAGATAATTGGCATATGTTTTGACGGATTTCCCATCTATGGTCCTTTTGGATATAGTAGTCCATTCGATAATTTGAGTGGTACTCGTACAATGAGGACTCAATATGGTGTAAGAGACCAAGAAGCACCTGGTAGACCTGATTATGGCACGGATTCTGACAATCCTCCTGCTGGTGCACTCATGGAAGACTATGAATATGTGGAAGGTAGTGGAGATTTAGATATTCATAACGGTAGATATTGCTTTACACCTGAATATCCCACTGGAACGTACGCATATTTCCTAACAGTAGACCCAGATGACAATAATATAACAAAATTCCCTTATATTATTGGCAATACTACTAGAGAAACTATTGATACTGGATATACTGTTTCACCTGTATCCAGTGGTGGTGATGGTGGAGACGGTGGAGACCCTCCAATACCTCCAACTTTACAATTTACATTACAACCACAGAATGTTACTATCAATTCTGGTCAAACTGCTACCTTCAACATACAGAAGTTGGTAATACCAGAGGACGGACCTGTATCATATCAGTGGTATAGATCTACAGACGGTGGTTTCGCATTCGCTGTGATCACTGGTGCTACTACAGACACCTATTCTCTAACTGCATTACCCTATATGACAGGGTATCGCTTTAGATGTCGTATAACTGGTCCAAATGGTGCACCAGTACCTGCTTCTAACTCACCATTAGATTCACAAGCAGCAATATTGACAGTAACTGGTGCTGGTGATGGTGGAAGCACTGATAATAGATTCGATAGTACAGCATCTACTATGGATTCTACCTTACAATCTTATGATGGTACCTAAATAATCCTGTAATCAAGTATTCAAATGGCTAAACAAACACTCAGTATTGGTACTACCGCCAATGACGGCACAGGCGACAGTCTGAGAGATGGTGCTATCAAATTGAATCAAGTCATTGATGAAATTTACACCAATCTAGGTAACGATACCAATCTTCAAGTCAACGTAGGTGCTCCTACGAATGGACAAACTCTAATATGGAATGGTGCTCAGTTTGCTGAGAGTCATTTCGCTGCATTTACAGCTGATGTAGATGTATCTGGTCAGAAAATCATATCATCTAACAACGGTGACATAGTTGTACAACCTAACGGTAGTGGTGATATCAAATTCTGGGCAGCAAACACTGGATCGGCACTTACCTATATTGATGGTGCTGATGGTAAACTAAAATGGTCTAATGACTTTGCAACATCTGGTGATTTACCAGCATTTACTGATCATAAAGGAATGTTTGGTGTTGTTATCGATGAGGCTGCTGCATACTATGCAACTAATACAGCGTGGACTAAGATAATAGACACGACATGTAGTGTAGGGATGCTTGATGACGTAGATATGACAGTCGGTGGAGGTCCGAGTGATGGTCAAGTACTTAAATGGTCCGCTTCTAATCTTGCTTGGGAGCCTAAAAACGATGAGGCAGGATCTGGTGGAGGCGGTGGAACGACTCAAAACCTTTTTGAAGGAATCACTGCTGACACTGGCAGTACTACTGCTAGTGCTCCTACTGATGTTCTTACAGTTGCGGGAGGCACTGAAATCTCGACTGCAATCGTCGGAGACACCCTCACCATAAACATGACAGGCACCCTTGGTGACCTAAACCAAAATGCCTATGGTGTTATTGGAAGTGATTCAGGAAATAAAACAGCAAATGCTGCTACTGCTACTATTAATTTACTTGGTGGCACTGGTATAAGCACTGCTATATCAGGAGACAACCTTACAATCACTAATGATGCTCCAAACGTATCACAGAATATATTCCAGACAATCGCTGGTGACTCTGGTACAACTGCTGCTGGAAGTGCAACTACTACATTAACCGTAGCGGGTGGTAATGGAGTTACAACTGCTGCAACAGCAGATACGATAACCCTAAACGCAGATCTTTATCTTTCTGGAAGTGCATCCAATAATGATAATATTATATTCAATGGTACTTCATGGGATCCTGTAGAGAGTCCTACAGTTGGTTTCAATATTACTGCACCTACCATGAATGAGTATCAATTCTCAGGTGGTGGTATGGATTCATCAGCAAATAATCCAACAATCTATGTTTATAGAGGATTCACATACAGATTTAACAACACTTCTGGTGTAGCACACCCATTTGAATTAAGACAGTCAGCAGGTGGTGCTGCTTTAAATGTAGGTGTTACTGGATCTACTACAGGAGTCCAATATTATACTGTGCCTCAAAACGTTGCTGCTGGCACAACATATGTTTATCAATGCACACTCCATCCTTCAATGGTTGGTAATATAACAATCGTATAATATGACAAGAACAGTCCCTGGCTCTGGTGCACAAATCTTCCCTGTATTTAATAGTATATCAGGGGTGAGAGATGTCTATGTGACTAATCCTGGGAGTGGATATGACCCTAATGACCCTCCAAGACTTCGTATTACGAATTGTGGTACGCCTATTCGTGATGCTGTACTAAGACCTGTAATAGAAGGTAGTGCTGGAGAGATTACTGCTGTGGAAGTGTTAGATCCTGGTGAAGGATATAACCCATTAACATTAGTAGTTGAAGATGATGCATCTGATAATCATGCAGATGGTATAGTCTTCCTTAAAGAAGACGGTAGTATTGATTTCATTCAGATGACCACACCTGGTGATGGTTATTTTGATGCTACTGCTCGCATTGAAGGTGGTGGTGGATCTGGTGCTGAATTGGTACCAATCACGGGATTGATAACTGGTCTTTCTATTGAAGAGCAGGGTAGAAACTATACTGAGGAAGACGTTAACCTTATTATTTCAGGTGGTGGTGGACAGGGTGCAACTGGTGTTGCTGCTGTTAATCCATTCGGTCAGGTTACATCTATTACCTTAACAAATCAAGGTGAATTCTTCGAGGATCCTCCTCTTATACAGATAATAAAAGGCGGTGGATCAGGTGCAACGGCCGAAGCGTATATTAACCTCGGACAGATTACAAGCATTAACCTCTTGGCAGGTGGCGGTGGATATAGTACGCCTCCTGAGATTATCTTTACTAGGGATACTAACCTTATTAGAGAAGCAAGAGTTAGACAGTCGTTAAATGCAGTTACATACAACCTTACAGGTATTACAACTGATTTAACTTCAAGTCAAACAGAAATACCAGTTGAAACTACTGCACCTTTCCCAGGTTCAGGTAAAATTCTACTGGGTAGAGAGTTAGTTAGATATACAGGTAAGACTGAAGCAGGTATAGATGGTGCCTTATATGACGCATTCACTGGATGTGATAGAGGTATTAATTTCCGTTTCGATCAGAAGGTCATACTTGATAATCTACAGGACAACCCTGATACTGGATTAACTGCTTATAGTTTCAGTGTTACTGATAAAGTAAGAAGGGTTGAAGAGTCATCTAACAACCGAGTTGCTATAGTATATGACTGGGATCCTGTCCAGAGAGCACTCTATTTAACCTTCGAGGTTGATGAACTAGCGTTTATTGATGGTGGTAGATCAAATGAGAAGGCAAAGAATATAGCATTTGTTGGTGGTACTTCTGGATCATCAGGTACAGGTATTGAGCCTCACGTCTTAGTTGAAGTAGAAGGAAGTGACATTGTTACTTTCACTGTACCACTAGGTCTTATTCTTAATAGAGCATTTGAGGATGATGATGAAGAGTATACTGATAGTGAAGGTATACAAAGATTTGGTGATGGTATTATTGACCTTGTTAACACAGGTACAGACTTTGAAAACCAGATTAATCTAGATGGTGGTATCGCATCGTCTAAATATGGTATAGAGGAAACACTTGGTGGACAAAACACCACTCTATTACAGATTGGTGATCAGATATATGACGGTAGTCAGAATGCATTAGTTGCAACTGTGCAGTCTGCTGGTCAACTTGGCGACGGTGATACTCATACATCGACTGCATCTATTATAATAGAATATACTACACAAAATCTTCACTATGTCGAAGCAGGCAATGGTGCAGAAGAGTTAGAAGGTGTTACAACTGGTGTTAAGTGTACGTCTGTTAGTAGAGTATCTGGACCAAAGACAAATCAATACACTATTGATGTTAAGAGTCTAGTTAATAGCGGTGACACTTATAAGTTTAATGTAGGTGAAGTGCTTAGAGGTAATGTCTCTGGAGCATTAGCCAACATCAAAGCTGTTGAATATAATACATTCTCCCGAAACGAGGGTGAATAACCCACATAAATAAAAAGAAGGCAATTGTATAGTAATGGCATTACTTACCGACCAATTTAGAATATTTACTGCCGAAAGGTTCAGGAAGGCACTTGAAGGGCCAAATCCTACTCAGTCTGACCTGGAAGCGGGTACTAGTCGGGATCGCCTTTATGTGTTTATCGGTAGACCCCAACCATGGGATAACGAAAACGCACCTCCAGACCCAGTAGATTCATTCCAAGAATTTTCCGATGACTATTCGGATATGATCTCCCTGAAGAGGGTGTTAGCAAATGACACCATTCAGGTTATCCGTCGTACTGACTGGATTCCCCCTGAGCAAACCACTGGTGGCTTGGGATATGTTTATGATATGTATCGTCATGATTACTCCTCGACTAAAACTGCATCATCGGGTGCGACTAAACTTTACGACGCTGATTTCTACGTTGTTAACTCGTCTTACCAAGTTTATAAATGCATTTACAACGGCACCAGTCCTAGTGATCCTAACGGTAAACCTAGTACTGTTGAGCCTACTGGCACCTCCACTTCAATTATCACAACTGCTGATGGTTACCGTTGGAAGTATATGTTTACGATCCCTGTTGGTCAGGTCTTAAAATTCTTCTCCAACGAGTACATGCCTGTGTTGTTTGACACTGCTGTTGTTGCTGATGCTATCGGTGGAGAGATTGATACCATTGTTATTGGATCATCTGGTGCTGGTTATAACAACGGTACCTATGAAAACGTGCCTATTAAAGGAGACGGAGTTGGTGGTAGAGTTTCACTTGTTGTAGATGGTGGTCGTATTGCCTCTGCTACTGTTACATCTGGTGGATCTGGATACAC